AAGGGCAATAAGTTAATAAGTGATGACCTTTTGAATAAAATATTAGCAGATAATGATCCTCAAAGATTAACAGAAGTCATGGCAACCATTGATGAAGCGTTGTTGATGCAAGAAAAAGGTATGAATCCGGAATCAATCGTACAATCTTTCAGAGATGCATGGGGAAGAAAGAAAAATGCAACCGGTGGCCGTGTTTCGTTATCCGGTGGCGGTCTTGCAGGAATGTTGGGCGAATGAGCATATTAGATTACATAGAAAAAATAAAACGAGAAAACGAAGGTCCACGAATCACGGCCCAGGAACCACGGATCAGGGCTGAGACTGGAGGATCCATGCCAGAACATTTAACCAGAATGGAACCAAAGATTGATGATGATTTTTGGATCAATCATTACAGACAAGTTATTGACGCTCGCTTAGGCGCTATGGAAGAAATAAGAAAAAGAGGGGGACCACTTAATCCAGATGATGCAGAGTATCTATTTAAACAATATAATGAATTGAAAAAGTACGGAGGAGACACTCTTGAATTTGATCAAAGAATAAAAAACCTTTCTCCATCTGCCGAAGAACCAGAATTCGCGGCTCACGGTGGACGGATTGGTCAGTTAGTACGAAACACGGTTGACGGATCACGGCCGGGGTATAAAGGACCAACGCAAGAAACAAAAAATTTTTTAAACTGGTTGAAAAATAATAAGGATTTTGATTTTGCTAATTCAAGTTCCGGGGATATTCTAACTAAATCTAAAACAAATTTAGCAGAAACTACCGTTTCAAAAATTTTAAGAGAAGAAGGCATACAAACTAAAGCGGCTATAGCTCTAAGTCAGGATAAACCAAAGTATAATAAAGCTGTTTTAGCAAAATTAAAAAAAGATCTTCCACCAGGTTTAAGTTTAGGATTGTCACGGAATAGGGACTGGCATTTCAGAGTTTTAATAAAAGGGGCTAAAGCTAATAAACCTAATATTACAAAATCCTATGTTGCTAATGAAGCTAATAAACAGATAGCAATTGATTTTGTTAATCAAAAAACAAAAGAATATTATCCAGGCAGAATAACAAATGAAGAGTTTAAAACATTACGATTAGAAAATAAAGGAATGACAACAACAGAGTTCGCTAAGTTTTTAAATAAGGAAGGCAAAACAACTTATTTGGGTCAAGAATGGCTTCCAAAACGTGTTTCTGAGATCCAATCTAAATTAAACATTGGGAAAGGAACTACAGGTCCTATGGTTATTAGAACAGTGGACGAAGCTAAAGCTATAATTAAGCAATATGGAAGTGCTAAATTTTTCTTTATGGGAAATCCAAGTGATGCTGAAATAACTAGCTATGCTTCTGATTTAATTTCTCAAGAAAAAACAATAGCTGCAAAAGGAAAGCATTTTCCTATAGGCGGAACTAAAGAAACAAGAATGTTTAATAATTTTTATGAATCTTCTCAAAAATCAGATGGTCGAATGAAATTACAAACTAAAGTTCCAATAGATGCAGATGGAAAAATTAATTGGAAAATGATTGAAAAAAATGGATTGCCTGCATGGAAGAACGCAAAATTTTATGACAATAAGAAAAAGACAACTTTTACATGGGGAAAAGATTATAAACCTGGAAAGTTAAAAAAACAAATAGACGCTGCTTATGGTGATGGATTTTTTGCAAAATCTGTAAGAACCTATGATGAGCAAGCTAAGTGGAATAAAACGACATTTAAAGGAAAAGCTTTAAACGAATGGATGAGAGAAGGTTTATTACAAAAAGAATTAGAATTAAAAATTAAAAGAAAATTAACATCTTCTCCTGCAGACAAGGAATTACTTAAAGAATTTTATACTGTAAGAAAACCAAGTTTTAGTTTCACTGAAGCTCATCACGTAGAAGGTGTTGGAAAAAATCCATTTAGAATGGATTTGTCGTACAGAGCTGCCAATAGAAAACAAAATGATTTATTAAATAAATATAAATCCGGTACCTTAACAAAAGAACAATATATTAAGGGTATGGAAAATCTGTCTGATACAAAAGGTGGAATTAGATATAAAACAGAAGGAAGATTTAGTGGTCAAACAGGAACTCCTGAAAGGATAGTTGCGACTAGTGCGAAAGAAGCTGGTTTATTAAAAAATAAAGATTTTGTAAAATTTTTCAAAGGCACTTTTCAAGGTTTAAGTCCACAATCTGTACTGCAAATGGGAAGAACACATGGTTGTTTAAAAAAACAAGAAGGTGGAAGTATCATGAGCTGTCTACAAACAAAATTTGAAAAAAATCCTGAAAAATTTTTACAGCGTTCCGCTCCTCTAGCTAAAGGAAATCCAAATTTATTTAAGTGGTTTAAAAATGGTAGAAAGATTGCAAGAGGAACCGGTATAGCTCTTGCATGGGAAGCAGCGTTTGCTCCAATCATTGGAGGATGGGCAGCACTTGAAGGAGAAAGTATGCCAAGAATAATAAATGAAATTGCTTATGGAATTCCGGGTATAGGTGAAACTACAAAAGACGAATGGATGAAATATGCGGGTGGTGATGAAAGCGCTTATGCAATGGAAAGACTGAGTGAAATACAAGATCAAGAATTGCCTTATCTTAAACAACAAAGAGATGCGGTTATTAATAAAATGGCACATGTTCCTGGAAAAAGCCCTAAACAATATTGGATTGAAAAAGATATAGAAGAAAAAGAATTAGAGTTACAGGAAACATGGAATAAATCTGGATTTATGGAAGGACCTGCTGCCTCATATTTAAATGAGGATAAGGCCGTAGATGCTTTTAACTTATCTCAGCAAACTACAGAAAAAATAGCAGCGGATAAAGCAGAGCGAAAAAAAGAACGATTTGACGCTTTAAGAAAAGCAGGTATTATAGCTGATAGAAACTGGCAATCACAAGTTTCGTATGCAGGCGGCGGTATGGTAGGAATACGTAAACCAGATGCAATTCCACCTGAAAGACAAGGGTTGCGTTCGATAATGATTAATGGTAAAAAATCATAGGAGTATAAATGGCAGATATAGATAAATCACTCCCGAATGTTCGACACGAGATAAAAGTACCTGGTGCACAACCAGCAACCGATGTTGACATTACGGAAGAACAACAAAGACAACCTGTAGAAGTAACACCTGATGAAGAGGGTGGTGCTACAGTAAATTTTGAACCACGAGCCGTGAACCAGGCTCAATCAAACACGCACTTTGATAATCTAGCCGATATTTTACCAGAAGAAGTTTTAGATCCCGTTGGAATTCAATTGAGACAAAATTATACAGATTATAAAATGTCTAGAAAAGATTGGGAAAGTTCATACATTAATGGTTTAGATCTTTTAGGATTTAAATACGATAATCGTAATGAACCTTTTCAAGGAGCAAGTGGTGCTACACACCCCGTTCTAGCTGAAGCTGTGACACAGTTTCAAGCACTTGCTTATAAAGAATTACTTCCTGCAGATGGACCAGTAAGAACTCAAGTTATGGGTTTGTCCAATCCTGCTAAAGAAGCTCAATCACAAAGAGTAAAAGATTTTATGAATTATCAAATTCTAGATCAGATGAAGGAATATGAACCTGAATTTGATCAAATGTTATTTCATCTACCACTAAGTGGTTCTACTTTTAAAAAAGTTTATTATGATGATTTATTAGGACGAGCGGTTTCAAAGTTCATCCCAGCAGACGACCTCGTAGTTCCGTATACGGCTACCTCATTAGACGATGCGGAAGCGGTGGTCCATGTTGTAAAAATATCAGAGAATGATTTAAGAAAACAGCAGGTTGCTGGTTTCTATTCTGATATTGAATTATCAAAACCTGTCAATGTAGATGCAGACAAGGTTGTTGATAAAAAAAGAGAATTAGAAGGAACATCTAAATCAACAAGAACAGAAAGCGTGTATAATTTATTAGAATGTCACGTAAATCTAGATTTAGAAGGTTTCGAAGATGTTGGTCAAGATGGTGAGCCAACAGGAATAAAATTACCTTACGTCGTTACAGTCGAAGAAGGTAGTCAAAAAGTTTTGTCAATTAGACGAAACTTTGCGCCCAATGATCCACTAAAAAATAAAGTCCAATATTTCGTCCACTTCAAGTTTCTGCCAGGACTAGGATTTTATGGCTTTGGACTCATTCATATGATTGGCGGCTTGAGCAGAACGGCAACGTCTGCTCTCCGTCAATTGTTAGACGCGGGCACATTATCTAATTTACCAGCCGGATTTAAACAGAGAGGTGTTAGAGTCAAAGATGACGCTTCACCAATACAACCAGGGGAATTCAAAGATGTGGATACACCTGGTGGTAATCTAAAAGATGCATTTGTATTTTTACCATACAAGGAACCTTCAGCTACATTATTGCAGTTGATGGGAATTGTAGTTCAAGCAGGACAAAGATTCGCGTCCATTGCTGACATGCAGGTCGGGGACGGGAACCAAGGCGCAGCCGTTGGTACGACCGTGGCTCTTTTAGAACGGGGTTCAAGAGTAATGTCAGCAATCCATAAACGATTGTATGTAGCTCTAAAACAAGAATTTAAATTACTAGCAAAAGTATTTGCTCAGTATCTTCCACCTGAATATCCATACGATGTAGTGGGTGGACAAAGAAATATTAAAGTAACAGACTTTGATGAAAGAGTAGATGTACTACCAGTAGCGGATCCAAACATCTTCTCAATGTCACAAAGACTAACATTAGCACAAACTGGATTACAACTCGCGATGTCTAATCCACAAATGCACAATTTGTATATGGCGTTTAGAAAAATGTATGAAGCATTGGGTATAAAAGACATTGATAGAATTTTACCACCTCCAGCACCCAATGCACCTAAAGATCCATCATTGGAACATATTGATTCATTAGCTGGAAAACCTTTTCAAGCGTTTCCTGGTCAAGACCATAGAGCACATGTTACAGCTCACTTAAATTTTATGTCAACTAATATGGTTAGAAATAATCCATCGGTTATGGCTTCATTACAGAAAAATATATTAGAGCACATTAGTTTAATGGCTCAAGAACAAGTACAATTAGAGTTTCGAGAACAGATGATGCAACTACAAGAACTTGCACAACAAGCTGCACAGAATCCACAAGCACAGCAACAAGTGCAACAAATCACTCAACAGATAGAAGCACGAAAAGCAGTGTTGATTGCAGAAATGACTGAAGACTTTATGAAGGAAGAAAAGAAAATTACTTCACAATTCGATCATGATCCACTTTTAAAACTTAAATCTAGAGAAGTTGATTTAAAAGCAATGGAAAATGAACGTAAGCAACAAGAGATGCAGAAGAGACAAGAAATTGATCAAGCTAAATTAGTTCAAAATAGAGATATTACTGAAGATAAGCTTGAACAAAACGAAGAATTAGCAGAATTAAGAGCTGATACTTCAATTGAGAAGCAAGAAATGTCAAATGAGAATAGATTGACACTTGCAAAGATGAAACCTAAAACAAATGGTAGCTCTAGATAGTGACATACACTAAAAAAAGAGTTATAATAAATAAGAAAAGGAGCACATAATGGCGTGGAATTATAAAAAAAGTAAGCCTGTTAAAATGGAAGCATCTAAAGTTATAACTGATCCTAGATCAGAAACTAGCATTAGAGGAAAATCTAAATTAGCAGTTGGAAACAAACAACCTGTTTCTGGCTCAGGCGCTGCTAGACGACAAAAAGACGTAACTTGGGTGTAGTATGTGGTTTAGTGCTATAAAATTAGCTCTTAACGCTGGAACTCATATTTACAAAAAGCGTCAAGAGACAAAAATGGCTATGGCTGATGCACAGCACATGGCGGCTACTAAGATGGCTCGTGGGGAGACGGAATACCAGGGCAAACTTTTAGAAGCTCGTCAATCAGATTATAAAGACGAGGTCGTTTTGGCGATTCTCACACTGCCCATTTTGGTGTTGGCCTGGGGAGTCTGGTCGGACGATCCGGCGGCTATGGAAAAGATAAAAATGTTCTTTGAGCATTTTTCGGCACTGCCAAGTTGGTTCACAAATCTCTGGATACTTGTGTGCGCGAGCATATTTGGTATAAAGGGAACACAAATATTTAGAGGCGGAGGAAAAAAATAATGGGATTATTAGGATTAGGACTTAAATTAAAAAACACATTAAAAACTAAAAAAGTTTCAGAGACTATAACTAGTCTTAAAGGAAAGTATAATGTTGGTTCGGCTGACAAGATTAAATCTAAAGCGGCTAAATCAAAACTAGACGCAGCTAAATTTAATTTAGAGAGAACTTTCTCTAAAACAGATAAAAGTCTTAAAAAATTAAAAGAAACAACAGAAGAAACTAAAAGATATTTATTAAATCTACCACCAAAGAAAAACTAATGGTAAACCCAAGATATAGACCCTTTAATGGGAATTCAAGAAAGCCTATTAAAAAACAGGCCGAAGTAATATTGAGTGAAACAAAAAAAGATTTTGTATATCCTCCAAAGGAAAAATACATTGGATCACACATTAAAAGTGATTTAGCAGGTGCGCCTGTTTCAAATGAAAGTTATGAGAAGTATTATAAAGACTTAATATGAGAAAGTATTATAAGAATGGAAAATTAGTTGGTGGCAGAGTAAAAGCTGCTGATGGCTTATGGGCTAATATTCACGCTAAAAGAGATAGAATAGCATCAGGTAGCGGAGAAAAAATGAGAACACCGGGAGCTAAAGGTGCACCAACTGCTAAAGCATTAAAAGAAAGTCAAACATAATGCCAGGAACAGCCATAAGAGGATATGGAAGAGCATACTTAAAAAATGGTGGTGCTGCGTGGACTAGATCTGAAGGTAAATCTAAATCAGGTGGACTGAATGAAAAAGGACGTAAGTCTTATGAAGCTCAGAATCCAGGATCTGATTTAAAAGCACCTCAACCGGAAGGTGGATCCAGAAAAAAATCATTTTGTGCAAGAATGGGTGGAATGAAGAAAAAATTAACCTCTTCTAAAACAGCCAATGATCCAGATTCAAGAATTAATAAAGCATTAAGAAAGTGGAAGTGTTAAGTGAGTTTAGAAAATATAATCTATAAATTACAAAGAAATTTAGATAAAAGAATACAACAGTTGGCAATCTCGGTAACGTCCGGAGGGGTTGACAGTATGGAAACATACAAGTATATAATAGGACAAATAAATGCCTTAGAGGCAACTAAACAGGAAATCTCTAACCTGCTTAATGAGAAGGAGCAAAATGAAGGAACAGTCGTCGACATCAACACAAAAAATTCACTTACCAAATAAAGATTTAGTTGGTTTAAAAAGATCAGAAGAACAAAAAGAAGTCACAAAAGAAAAAACAAAATTACCCAAACCTACTGGTTGGAGAATGCTAGTTTTACCATTTAGAATGGATGAAAAAACTAAAGGCGGAATTCTACTAGGAGATGAAACTATAGACCGACAACAAGTTGCATCGCAATGCGGAAACGTAATTGCAATGGGAGACTCTTGTTATAAGGATAAAGAGAGATATCCAAATGGTCCGTGGTGCAAGGTGGGTGATTGGGTGGTCTTTGCACGTTATGCAGGATCACGAATAGAAATTGAAGGTGGAGAAGTTCGTCTTTTAAACGAAGATGAAATACTAGCAACCGTACAGGATCCAACAGATATCCTGCACAAATACTAACATAGGAAGGAACTATGCCAGAGGAAAATAAAATAAAACAAGAAAAACCAAAAGTAGATTTAGATACTTCAGGACCTGAAGTCGATGTAACTTTACCGGAGGAAGTAAAAGAAGAAGTAATAGAAACCAAGGAACAGGAAACAGTAAAAGAAGTAAAAGAAGAAGAAGTAAAAGAAGAACCAGTTAAAGAAGATGATTCTAAGTTAGAAGAATATAGTAAAGGTGTTCAATCACGTATTGCTAAACTCACAAGAAAAATGAGAGAAGCAGAACGTAGAGAAGGAGCCGCTGTTGAATATGCTCAAGCTTTAGAATCACAAAGAAAAGAAGATCAGTCTCGATTTAAAAAAATGGATACTGATTATTGGTCTAGATTTGAGAAAAATGTAAAAACAGGAATGGAGTCTGCTCAAAAAGAATTAGCAAACGCCATTGAAACTGGAAATGCAGAAGCTCAAGTTGAGGCTAACAAAAAAATTGCAACATTAGCCTTTGATAATGCTAAATTAGAGCAAGCCAAAGCAAATAAACCAGTTGAACAGGAACCTGTACAACTATCAGACGGTGGAAGATTACCACAGCAAACTCCGCAAAGTTTACCGGAACCTGATCCTCAAGCAGAAGCTTGGGCTAGTAAAAACACATGGTTTGGCAAAGATCGAGCCATGACCTTTACTGCCTTTGAAATTCACAAGGATCTTGTAAATGAAGGGTTCGACCCTAAGTCGGATGACTATTATTCTGAAGTTAATAAAAGAATAAAAGTTGACTTTCCACATAAATTTGCTAAAGGTGGTGATGTAGAGCAAACGTCCAAGACCAATCAGTTGGTTGCTTCAGCTCAGAGAAGCGTAAGACCTGGACGCACAACTGTGAGACTCACATCTTCACAGGTAGCGATAGCTAAAAAATTAGGTGTGCCACTCGAAGAATATGCAAAACAAATAAAACTCACGGAAGGAGCATAAGCATATGAAAAAAGAAACAAAAGAAACTTCTCGTGCGAGTCAAACACGGTCAAATACTGAAAGACCAAAAGTGTGGACTCCTCCATCTTCTCTAGATGCACCCCCTGCACCTGATGGATTCAGGCACAGATGGATACGGGCAGAGAGTTTAGGATTTCAAGATTCTAAAAATATCTCTGGAAGATTAAGATCTGGTTATGAATTGGTGAGAGCCGATGAATATAAAGATCAAGATTATCCTGTAGTCACTGAAGGAAAATACAAGGGGATTATCGGGGTTGGTGGCCTTGTACTCGCAAGGGTACCCGAAGAAATTGCGAAGTCTCGTACTGAATATTTTGCTAAACAAGCAGAAGGTCAGAACGAAGCGGTTGAAAACGATTTAATGAGGGAAGAGCATAAGAGTATGCCTATCAATGTTGACAGGCAGTCTCGCGTAACCTTCGGTGGTACAAAGAAAAGTTAATTTTTTAACTATTCCTACTCATCGATTTAAATCAACCCGTTTACATTTATGTAAACATTAAGGAGTAATAACATGGCTAATAGAAACTCAGCCGGTTTTGGGTTTAGACCAAGTGGAACGTTAGGTAATACACCTGCGACTCAAGGTCTATCTCAGTACTGGATTGCTTCCGCAGCATCAGTTGATCTTTTTAACGGAATGGCGATGAAATCGTCAGCAGGTTATATGATTACTGGTGAAAGTGCAACTACAGTTACGACTATAGGTGTTCTATACGGAATCTACTATACAGCAGCTTCTACTAATAAACCCACTTGGGCACATTGGTATGACGCAACAATTACTCCAGCGAACAGTGAAGACACACAAGCGTTCGTTAATGATTATCCTTTCCAGAAGTATACTATAGCTTCAGATGCAGCAGTAGCAGCTAATGTTCCTGCAGCTCACGTGAAGTTTATGGAAACTTTCTCCGTGTATGCAAATACAGGTGGAAGTACTTCAACAGGTAAATCGTCAACAACTCTTGACATCGGTGCAACGCATGCAACAACACACTCTTGGAGATTATTAAGAAGTGCTGAGGAAGTTGAAAACAACGACCTTACAGCAGCTTATTGTTCTCTAGAAGTTGTTTCTAACTTGTCCGAATTTGTCGGAACTGGAACGTAATAGGAGCATAAAACTATGGCAATATCACGAGCACAGCTAGTGAAAGAACTAGAACCAGGTTTGAATGCACTATTCGGCCTGGAGTACAAACAGTATGAAAATCAGCACGCTGAAATTTATACAACAGAATCATCTGACAGAGCTTTTGAAGAAGAAGTAATGTTAAGTGGTTTTGCAAACGCAAACGTTAAAGTGGAAGGATCTGGTATTTCTTACGATGAAGCACAAGAAACTTACACTGCACGTTACACACACGACACAATTGCTTTAGCTTTTTCAATCACTGAAGAAGCGATTGAAGATAATTTGTATGACAGACTTGCGTCTAGATATACAAAAGCTTTAGCAAGATCTATGTCTAATGCGAAACAAGTAAAAGCAGTAACACCTTTGATTCAAGGTCTTCCTTCAACGGATAATTTTGATTCTGGTGATGCGGTTTCTCTATTTTCAACTAACCACCCAACGGTTAGTGGAACAGTAGTTAAAAATACTTTAACAACGCAAGCAGACTTAAACGAAACATCTTTAGAGCAAGCATTGATTGACATTGCTGGCATGACGGATGAACGTGGAATAAGAGTCGCAGCGAGAGGAATAAAAGCAATTGTTCCTTCAGCTAATCAGTTCAACGTTGAGAGATTGATGAAATCTCCTGGCAGAACTGGAACAGCAGATAATGATATCAACGCTGTAGCATCAATGGGAATGGTTCCTCAAGGTTATAGAGTGAACAATTTCTTAACTGATACAGACAGTTGGTACATCATTACTGATGTCCCTAACGGTATGAAAATGTTCCAAAGAGCAGCTTTAAAAACTGCTATGGAAGGTGATTTCGATACTGGCAACGTTAGATACAAAGCTAGAGAAAGATACTCGTTTGGAGTATCCGACTATAGAGGTATCTTCGGTGTAGAGGGTGCGTAATCCAAAATAAATTTGTGGCGGGACATAGTTCCGCCACATTTTGCAAATAAGGTAAGAAATGCTTAAAAAATTCCTAATACAAATATGGGCTTACGATTATCACGCTAAATTTGAAGTTTTAGCAGAGGATAATCGTGAATCTATTGAACAATCTATCCTTGACAAATTAGGAGATAAGAGTATAAAGTGGGAATCAACGGGAATGTTTAGAGACACTCCCCGTAGAATAACCTATGAGGAGGTTAGTAATGACCGAAGACCTGTACAAACAAAAGAGGTCCTTGGAGTTAGGGTGGCAGTATGAGTATAATCAACATGGAAAATATACTCTTAACATGGTCGAAATTGATGAGAAAATTAAAAGTATCATCACTCAGATCAAAGCCGAAGAGTTTAAAATTGCTGATAGAGAAAACAAAATCAGTGATTCAGCTGCCCAAGTTTCTGTGGCAACTTAGATAAACGCCACATCGCTGAAATCGTACTTTTATGCAAGGATCGCTTGCACTCTATTAAAAAATAACATATAAATTCATCACTATACAATTAATTTAGAACATAGACGCGTGTAGTCGACGGCCTAGAGACTATGTTCAGAAACTAGGAGGATTTAATTATGGCAACAACAACGTTTAATGGAACGGTACGTTCCGATGGCGATATAAAAGCAACAACTAAGAACACTACTACAGGAGCATTTGTAGATTACGCTGTTATAAAAGCAGCGGGTGGTATGGAAGTAGAAAAAGTTGCAAGCACTGGAAACAACATTGTAGCAGCAGGTACTTCAACAGGTACTAACAATGCAAGTTTAGGTACAGCAGCAACTATTTTCAAAGTCACACCTAATGATCATGGCACAGGAATTGCTGATGATGCAATTAGCACATTTGTTAATAAAATTGGTGGTCTTATCTACACTACTATTCTAATCGATCTACATGGTGGATTAGCTTCTGGTGGTGCAGCTAATGATATCATTGGTACTGATGGTGGAGCAGCTAATGCTTACATCGCAGAACTAACAACTGGAGTTAATGGAATTCCTATGGAAGTAGAGTTCTCATGCTTAGAAGTACCAACAGGTGGAGATCCGGATATTAATTTAAATTGTTCAGCTACAGCTACTGATGCAGAAAATGCAGCAATAACAAGTGGAACAGAAATACTTAATAATGGTGACCTAACTTTAGGTTTTTATGTTTCCGCTGATGCAGGTTCAACACTTGCAGCATTAACTAAAAAATATCTTTACTTGTCTACTGGAGATGCTACTGAAGCAGCTTACACAGCAGGTAAAATAGTTATTAAAATCACTGGCGCAGCTTTTGATTATAATAACGGTTAATAAATAACTTAAATTAGAACGAGGCTTCGGCCTCGTTCTCTAACAGGAGAAAATTTATGAGTACATATTCATCGGATATAAAAACAGTTAATATTACAACCGCTACGACTACTACAATCTTTAATGGTCCAGCTAGAGTTTTAGGACTTTCATGGGTTATACCCACGAATGTTGGAGTTGGAACAATAACTGTGAATGATGATACTACTGCAATATGGGTAGTTGATACACCTCAAACAAATGCTTCTGGTTATAAATCACCCGTTTTTGGAAGCATAATGTTACCAGGGACAGGGATTAAAGCTGACACAAGTTTGAAAGTAACCAACGCAATAGTAACACATGTGACCGTTTATTACGGATAGGAGTAGACAATGGCTAATACTACTTCTGGAACAGTAACGTTCGACAAGACATTTGCTGTTGATGAAATAATAGCAGAAGCTTACGAGAGAATTGGTTCTCAAGTAACTTCAGGATATCAATTAAAAACAGCAAGACGATCTTTAAACGTTCTTTTTCAAGAATGGGGCAATAGAGGTTTGCACTACTGGGAAGTAGCTGAAACTAATATTGATGTTATCGAAGGACAAGCTGAATATACTTTTTACAGAGCATCAGGTGATGGAACAAGTTCCGTAACAACTGCTCCAGCAAGCGTTTATGGTGTAGCAGATATTCTTGAAGCAACACTTAGATCTGACAGAACAGCAACAGGTCAATCTGATTCTTCTCTTACAAAAATAGCTAGATCTGCTTATTCAGCATTATCAAGCAAACTTTCTAAAGGAACTCCTTCACAATATTTTGTACAAAGATTCGTGGACAAAACAACTTTAACCGTTTACCCAACATCAGATTCAACAAATGCATCTAAAGATATTCATATTTATTATGTAAAAAGATTGCAAGATGCAGATGCAACTTACACAGATGCAACAAATGTTCCATACAGATTTGTACCTTGTATGGTTTCAGGACTTGCATTTTATTTAGCACAAAAATTTAACCCACAATTAGTACAACAAATGAAATTGTTGTATGAAGACGAGTTAACAAGAGCATTAGCAGAAGATGGTTCTTCAGCTAGTACTTATATAACTCCGAAGAATTACTACCCGAATATATAGGAGAAAAAAATGGGATATTTTAAATTAGCACAAACAATAGGGAAAAAATTTGTTAAAGAGCAAAAAGCTTTTAAAAAAGTATTGGATAAAAAGAAGGGAAAAGATTTAGACTGGAGCGACGTAAAAAAATCCTATAAAATCTTTACGAAAAAATAATGGCATACGCAAGAGGAAAATACGCACAGGCAATATCAGACCGATCAGGAATGGCTTTTCCATACAATGAAATGGTCAGAGAATGGAATGGTATGTTTGTTCATAAATCTGAATTTGAAAATAAACAACCTCAATTAGAGCCAAGACCTCATGGTGGAGATGCACAAGGATTACAAAATATAAGATCAGATAGAACAGAAAATGCTGTAGCACAATTATTACCACATGATCCGTTTACCACGTACGCGGCTTCATCAGGCATTATAAATGTGTATGCGCCAAATCATGGACTGACAAATGGATCAACGTACAGATTTAGAGGTGCACCAACAGTTTCAAGTGGTTCTGCAGGATATGGTGATCCAGTCAGCTTTGATGGTATAGCAGGATCAAATATTGCATATGCTTCAGGTTATGCTATTACTACAGGTAAGTATGTTAGCGGTAGTAGAGACACGGATTTTACAACAGATTGGTTTTATTTTACAGTTAACACAAACACTGCAACAGCAGGTAGCGTGAAAGGAGGAGGGTTTCCAGTCTCAGTTGGACCAGTAACCCTTAGTGCATAATGGCAGGATTTACTTATTCAACATTAACAACAGCAATTCAGAACTATACTGAAGTAGGAACTTCTGTATTATCAAGTACAATTACAGATCAATTTATAGATAATTCAGAACTTAGAATTCAAAGAGATGTTCCAATTGATGCAGATCGAAAAGAAGTTATAGGCAATTTAGTAGCTTCAAAAGACAATGTAAATGCTCCTGCGGGAACTTTATTTGTTAGAGGACTTCAAGTTTATACTTCAACAACAGCGGCAACTGGAGCTAATAGCTTTTTAGAAAAGAGAGATATTAGTTTTTTAAGAGAATTTGATGCAGCTGAAACGACTACTGGCACACCAAAATACTATGCTATGTCAGGAGGAGCGACAGGAGCTGGAGCTTCTTCTTCAGGAAGAATAACAATTGTTCCTACTCCAAGTTCAGCTTTTATGTATAAATTACATTATAATGCTAGACCATTAGGATTGAGTTCAGCAAATACAACAACTTTTTTAAGTTTGAATTTTGGCAATGGACTTTTGTATGCATGCTTGGTAGAAGCATTTAGCTATTTAAAAGGTCCAATGGATATGCTACAATTATACGAACAAAAATATCAAACCGAAGTACAAAAATTCGGTGGAGAACAATTAGGTAGAAGAAGACGAGACGATTATACGGATGGTGAACCACGTATACCCGTTCAGTCTCCGACACCGTAAGGATTAAAATATGGCAACACTAACAACTAAAGTAATTGAAGAAATCACACTTAATAATAATAGTTACAACAGTGAAAGATCGTTAGATATTTCAAGTGTTAATGAAATTGTTAAAAGAATAGTAACCATTTCAACTACTGAAACAGGCTTACTAGGTTTTGCTACAGCTTCTTCAACAGATTTATCAAAAAGTTATTTAGCAGGTCAATTCGATGAAGATGATGTTAGATACATTAGAATTACAAATTTAGATTCAAGTAACCACCTTACATTAATTTTTAGAGATGAAGACAGTA